TATTTGAGGTATTCCACCTCCATATGGATTAGTATCTGCTTCATCTTGATTTGATGATTTCCAAATAAATTTAAAAACACCATATGCTATTCCAGGTAATTTTCTTTGCTTTGAAGGCCAAGTCTTGGATCCATTTGCTAAAGAACTTTGACCTTGATCTTCTGTTCCATAAAATAATTGAAATTGTAATCTGTCTTTAAATTTATCTTCTCCACTATAAGTTGTACCATGAGTCCAATATGAAGCATCACTTGGTGGAACACCTATGTCTCTTCCATCTATAAAAATTTTTCTAATGCCGTGAATTTCTCCTTCACATATTGCAAATACAACATATAAATTTGTATTATCTGTTCCATTAGTTTCTGCAAATATAGGAATTGATCCAACTCTTCTAAAACCATAAACAATTGGAATACCTATATTTGTACCGGGTTTTTGTATTTTAACACCTGACGCAACCATTTCAGGATCAACATTAGGTAAACCAAAATTTGAAAAAGGTTTTAATAAGAAACCAAATACATCACCTACAAAATTTGTTATTGCTTTAAAAATCTTTTTAAAAGGTTTTGTAATTGCACCAATGATACCTCCAATGACACCACCTATGCCGCCCCCACCACCTTTTGCTTCAGCAATAGGACCATTATATTCATAAGAATCTTCTTCTATGATATTATCATTTTTATCGTAAACTATTTTTTTATATACTTTCATCTTTTAGTTCCTTAATAAAATAACTTCCTAATGGTGTTAAACCTTTTGCTTTAAAATATTTAAATCCTTTGTCCATATATTCTGCTTCAGGTTTATATTGTTCATTAAAATGTAAAACACTTGTAAAATAATATTCACAATCCATTTCTTTAAACCACTCTACCATCCCATCAAATAATGCATCTGCTCTTTTTTTATTTCTTATTCCTGGATGAATATAAATGAATAATATTTCTCCATATTGTTTAGGATTCCAAAATTTTTGACTTACCCACCCAGCACAAAATCCTACAATTTTATCATCTATAGTTGTTACTAAAATTTTATAATTTTGATTTATTACTGCTTGTTTAACAATTTGTGCAAGATACGTTGGATCAATTTTATCTGAATAAGATAATTTTGCATCTTGTCCTTGTAATTGAATACATTCAATTAATTTGCTTATTTCATTAACTCTTAAATCTCTAATCATTATACTTTTTTACCCCACCAAATATCTTGTAATGTTTCATGTGAATATTCCATTCCATAGTCTTGTGGATGTTCTCTATGAAAACTATTAAGATTAGAACGTCTTCCATTTATTCTATTAAAGTTAATAAATTGTGAACTTACTTGTAATGTAATGTCTGCTGTATTAACTCTATTAGCAACAGAATATCCTGCAACTTTTCCTTTGAATAAAAGAAAAACTGAATCACCTGCACTATCTCCTTGTAATACATTTGTTACCGGATGTAAAAATGCACGTCTAACTTCAACGGATTGATTTACTATTCCTGATGTTGCAAAGGTTTGAATATTTGTTGTGTTTAATGCGGATATTGTAAGATTAATACTATGGATTTGTAAGTCTGCTGATTCTTTAGTTTCTGTAATATTTAAGAAATCACCTTGTGCTTGATAAACTTCTCCACCCCAAGTTATATCAAATGGAGCATCTGTCCATTGTGTATATCCACCTGCTGAATCTGGAGTTCCTATTTTTATTAAAAGACAACCTACTAAGGCGTTACCGGCAAGATAAGTGTTTAATGAATCTGAAAATCCTCTTGACATAGTTAGATAACCTCCTGAACATCGATCCTCGCATTCACGGTTCCATCAACGTTATATCTGTAATCTTGTAAGTTATTAGCAAATATCATTTTAAAAGGAACGTTGTTATAAATGATTTGTGTTCCGGCAGTTACCGCTGTAACTAACCCTGGTTCAAATCTTATTAATATATCTCCTACTGATCCTGAAGTAGTAATATCAGTTGAAAGCATATAAACTTTATCATGATTTGCAAATTTAATAACGTCACCCATTTTTAAAATTGTTTTATCTGTTGCGCCTAATATTGTATCAGCTACAACACCTGTAATTTCTGTTGATCCTGCTACTCCTTGAGCGGCAATATCTTGTGCTGAAACTTCTAATTGTCCTGTAGCACTATCTTGAATTTCTGCTGTTGCTGTTCTATTACTAATATTAGGAAGTTCTATTGTGAAATCATTTAACGACCCTCGTGCAAGTGCAATAAACCCTTGGATTTGTCTAAACTGTTCATATGTTATTGCGGCAAAATCTAAGGTTGCTCTCCAAAGTGTAGTTGCAACACTTGATCTAATAATTCTTCCACTTTGTGTTTTTGTAACCGCTGTAGATGTTTCTTGTCTAAAATTCATGGCACGGAAACCTATTTGACTTACATCTGTTAAAACACTATTAACTCCGTTAAATGCTCCTATACTTGCCATTATGATGTGACTCCTTCTCTGCCTCTTACATTCATTGCTTCATTAATAATACCAACTATTGTTGATCTTCTATCTAATAATAAATCATCAAATCCTGAGGCATCTGTTGTATCTATATTAAAATTAACTGTTACTGGTGATTGCATAAAATCATCACCACCTGAAACTTGTTGTCCACCTATTTTATTATTAGGAATAATTTGACCTGATCCACTAGGAACAAATATTTCTGGTCCTGCTTCACCTACTATTACTGGACTTCCACTTGACACTGATCCACCAAGTTGTCTTCCAGGTATAGGAATTCCAAATAATGCCAACGCCGCTTGAAGGGCCAATGTCATTTTTAATTCTCTATTAACTTCTTTTTGTCGGTCTCTCCATTTTCTTAACCATATTTCTATTTTTTCAAATACAAAAATTTGAATACCCATTTTAATAAAACCTTCAATTAAATGTCTAACTATTGCTTTACCTATTTCTGCAATTGCTTCTTGCAATTTTTTACCTTCAAGAATTACATCAGCAATACTAGATGCTGTTGTATCTCTAAATGTTTCCATTGCACCTTTTGCCAAGTCAATTTTTGCAGTTGTTAAATCCCATTCTTTATTAATTTTATGAATTGCACCATGTATGGGTGATTTTTTAACTTCATCTTCATAATCTTTCTGTGCTTGTTCTGCCGCCTTTGTAGCATTTTTAACTCTTATTATTTGATCTTCATAAAATTTATATTTTACTACTGCATCTTCTACTGCATCTGTAGTTTTTTCCAAACTTTTTCTCAATTTTTCTTTCTGATCTCGTACAATTTTATCTTCGTAATTATTTAATTTTACTGTTGCCATTGCTGATTTAGTTGCTTTTTCAAATCCACTTATGGCCTTTTCCATTTCCTTATACGCAAACGCCCCTGCCGCTACTGATGTCGCAACTAATGCCAACCCAACTCCTGTCATTGCCGCTAATGATCTTGTAGCAACTAATATTGCCGCAAGTCCTCTTGCTATATTGAATAAAGTTTTAACTACACCTAAAGCAATTAAACCAGCAAATGCCGCTGTTATAATTTTAATATTTTCTCCTAAAAATTTAACTGCTCGTCCAGATGCTCTAAGACTTTTTGCTAACATATTTCCTATTGTGCCAGCTATAATTTCTATATTTTTTTGATTTTGCTTTAAGAATCCATCAAAGTCATTAAATTGGTTTTTAAGTTCATCCCAGAAACCCGAGACTACTGCTTCTTGAAACTTTCTATGTGAGTCAGTTATCATCGACATAGTTCCAGTAAATGTCAATGCCATTTCTTCTGCCGCGTTGCCAAACTTACCACCAGCGCCAAATAACTCGTTAAATTTTTTAATAGTATCTTCTATTGATATTTTTGCACCTTGTTGAAACCCTAACATTGCAGTAACACCTTTTTCTCTGAATAAGTCTGCCGCCGCCGCACCACCTGAGAATGCTCTTTGTAATTGTTCTCCTGCAGTTCTAAAATCTAAACCTGCCACTGCCGCAACGTTTGCCGTTAATGCTAAATTCTGTTCTAATTCTTTGGCGTCTTTAGATACAACCGCCAAGTTACCTGATGCCGCGGCAATTTCACCTAGTGAGAATGGAACTTTCGCCGCAAAATCATTTAATGTTTTGAATGCTTTTGAACCTTCTTCTGCAGATCCAAATAAGAATTTAAATCTTAATTGTAATGTTTCAACTTCCTTACCTACATTGACAAAACCTTTAATCATTTTGACACCAGCAAATGCTAATAATGCCGCACCTGCCGCCTTTGCCAAACTTCGAGTTTTACCAAGACTGGAATTAACTTTACCTATACCTACACGAGTTTTACCTAATGCGGCGCTAGTTTTATCAACTACTACTAATTCTATCTGTACTCGTTCTGCCATTGTTATCTCCTACGATGTCTAACTGGTTTATTTTTATTCATAACCTTTTGTTGTTCATCATATTCTAATTTGAACCATGCGGCCCACATTTGTAATTCCAGGACACTTAACTGCATGGTCTCCTCTATTGATCTTCCTAAAGTTTTAGCAACTTTTATAATCAATAAAAGTTCAGTGTCCTCTTTTAGTTTTTTGAGATTGCCTCAGCACTATATTCACCAATGCTTTGATTTAATACACTGGCAATTTTAATTAATACTGCCGGATCTGCTTCATTCATTAAGGTCCATTTGTCCATTTTATTAAACATTGGTTTCCCTTCTGGATTCAACGATTTAGCAATAATAGATTCAACCAATGCTTCAACAGTTAAACCTTGTTGTTGCAATTGGATAACTCTAGACTCAACTGCAAATGAATTAACAGGTTTATAATATATGTCTGTTTTCCATTCTTGGACAACTATTTTTTTTAATTCCCCATTCAGTTTATCTTTAAAGTGCTTCTTTGCGTTCTCTAATATGTTACTCATTATAACTTCCTTCTCCTTCTTCTAATGCCTGCGATAGTAGGCCTTACCATACCCCCAGGCGCTTGTTTGCTTCTTCCTTTTTCTAATAGACCAATGTAAGGCACGTTGTTGATAATTCTGTTAGTCTTACGACCACGTTGTAATCGCCAACCTCGTCTTGCTCTACCTTCTTTAATTGGTGTAAATTGTTTCACCAATTTCAGAGTGTCTTGGGCAATAACTTGACCCAAGCGGGATATCTTTTTCTCAATCCCGCTAAAGGTCTTACTAATTCCTGTCACTCTAATATTCATCATAATACTAGCTATGTACTATTTCGCCTAGTGTACCAGTACCTTGGAATGAAACTGTCGCAGTTATCATATCGTCAAACGATGCAGTTCTGCTTACAGACGTTACTACTACTGATCCTTGGTAACTTAATCCTGAAGCAGTTGTGTCTGTTATGAACTGTACTAAAAGCGTTGAATCTACACTTGGATCAAATATCGCTAGTCCTGCCTGTGAAGTGTTGAATAAACACTCCATAGTTCCAGACCAACTTGTTAATCCAGAGATATATGTTCTTGCACCATCACCCATTGCTGTATCTTCGATTGCGTCTTTAGTGTAATCTACTGTCCAGCTTCGGACTTCTGCTACCGCTGTTCCTTGTACTTGTTGGCCACCGGCAGAGTCAGCTAATGTTGTTAACCATTTAACTGATCCTAATTCACCTGTTAATGTCGCCATGTCGGTTCTCCTTTTTATTAATTGTTATTGTTGATTGTTTAATCAATTCTCCTTTAACAGAAGAAATTCTGCTTTTTCGAATTGGTTTTTCTAAATTTATATTTAGAATTTTGTTTTGATTGGATTCTGTTTCGATATCATATTTTATTTGATCTATATCAAATCCATCTTTATTTTTGTTCATTATAATGTATCCTTATCAAATGAGTATAATACTTGAGCAATTAAATTAAATTCACCTAATGGTGGTGTTCTATCAAATACTTCAATAGAACTTACTCTTGTTGTTACTGCTTTGCTTGATACTCCTCTTGTTCTGTCACTGTTTAAAGTTTCTTCTATACGTTCAATTAATTCATTTCTTTTTTGATCAACTGATTGTATTTGTCCTTGACGTCCATCTGATCTAACATATCCTCTTATATTAACATCAATGGTTCCTCTACGTCCACCCGACATTGTATTGTCTTCTCGGGATTCGTTTCCTGTTGTAATTAAAACTGCTGGAAATTGTGTGATAGCTAATTTATTAACGTCAAAAGGTTCTCTTGTCACTAGAACTGGTCTAGGAGGAGTCATGTCCCCTAAAACATCTTGAATGTTTTTTGCTATATCTTCTCTATTACTCATCTACCTTTTCAGGCGTAGAAAATGAGTTGGTTCTTTTTCAGCATTGGAAATTGTTCCACTACTGTCCTGATCATATTCTACTCCATCCCTTAAAACGTTATCAAATTCTCTGTCGTATTCTTTTCTGTAGAATTCCATCTTTCTTTCAAAGATGTCTACTGCTTCATCAAATTTTGCTAATTTCGGATAGATATGGAAACCTAAACACATATAACAAGCGGCCCTTGTTAATTGGGACTCATTATATTTTTCTTCATCTGGTTCACCTGGTGCTAAAACTTTAGCATCATATAATCCAATTTGATTCGTAGGCCACCATTTAATGCGTAAATCTCTAAACACATCTGCTTGTGCCTTCGTTATCTCGTCAGAAAAGTCGGTAATTCCGTAGTTTAAGATATCAGGTTCGTATTCTTGTATTGAACTTATTGTTAATAAGGCCATATGGTTCTTCCTCTATGTAGATAGATTCTGTCTATCCAATTATAATTGTCAAGTACTTCTTGACATTGTTATTTATTTCGCAGATAAAAAAAGGGGGGAACTCGTTTAAAAATTCCCCCCAATTATATTGTATGTTATTCAGAGTAACAACTATATTTATTATAGTTGTGAGTCCCCTTGAATTCCAACTCCGTAGTCGTCAAATGTTTCTGCAACTCCGTATGCAATTGTACCAACGTATTCAGTTCCTCTCATAGAAGCGTCTCTTTGTGCTTCAACTTTCATTGCTCTTTTTAGAACAAATCCTAAAGCGTCTTGAGAGAATGCCGCGCCGATATAATTTCCGCCGGATGCTCCTGTTACGCAAGTTGATTCAAAGATATCAATCCCTGCTAGTCTGCCTACGAAACCATCTTTTAATGCTGTGTTTCCAACTTCACTTAAATTGTGAGAAATTGTAGAACCTGCGTTAGTTAATAGTTTCTTTAATTGGTGTGCTTGATACGGGTGAATTACAGCAGTGTATGGACCAGGTGCATTATTCGCTCTTAATGTTGCCGCCGCTTTGAAGAAGTCTTCAATTGAAACTTCTGCTTTTGGATCTCCTACAGAATTTGAAAATCCTGAGAAAAGTGCCGCTAAATCGTCGTCAACTTTTTTCGCCATTGCGTCGCCTAGTTGTCTACCTGCCGCCGCCGCTAGATCACCAACTGATGCCGATGTTGCTAAATCTGTTAATGTAACCATTACTCCAATTTCACTTGCTGTGATTGTTGTTGAAGTTGTGTTCCATGCAGTATTAGACGCATCTGTACCTTCAGTTAGACCTGCCGCGGCAATTGCCGCATAATTAGGAACCTGTGCCGTTAGGCCCGGTGATCCTGTCATGTCGTAGTTGTGTACTAACGGACGAATTACAGTCTTTTCAGATAATGTAAATTGTGCCGCTTGTACTATATTCGCAAACGTCTCTGACGTTATGCTCGATGTTACTTCATTTGCCATGTTATAATCTCCTTATAGTAGCAATTAAATTAAAGTTAAACTCTAATCCCTCTACCAAGCATTATCTTACGATATTGTTCTCGATCAGCTGGATTATTCATGTTCAACTTCGTTATATCATTTTCCACAACATTTTCTTGCTTACCTGTACCTTGTCCAGTTCCAGTACCCGAAGGTCCTGAATTAACAAAGTGTGGGTTTGCAGTCAGAAACTCTTTGACAAGTGTAGTAACTTTGATAGGTTGTCCCTTATCATCATATCTAACTTGTCCATCTGCGCCTACTACATCAACGGTTCCACCCTCATTAAGTTTAACACTACCTTTAAGTAATTTTACCACTTGCTGTGGATTAATTGCTTTTTGGGCACTTGCTTCGCCTAACAATGAACCGTCAACTTTAATACCTGTTAGTTCGGTTTCATATTGTTGGATCTTGCTGTTAAATTTAT